GTTAAGAAAACAAGTAATAGATAAATCTAAAATTTAATTGGAGTTATAATGACTGACGAAGTCCACGGTATTAAGGTAGACTATTCACGAGATTCATTGTTTGATGAATTAGGAATGATTAGGTTAAGAGAGTCATATATGGCTGATGGTGAAGTAAGTCCTCAAGAAAGATTTGCATTCGTATCAAAGTCATTCGCAACAGATAAATTTCATGCACAAAGATTATACGAGTATAGTAGTAAGCATTGGTTATCATATGCTACTCCTATCCTTTCATTTGGTAGATCCAAACGAGGTCTGCCAATATCATGCTTTTTAAATTTTATTGAGGACACAGCTGAAGGGCTAGTGGAGAACTTAAGTGAAACTAATTGGTTATCTATGCTTGGGGGTGGTGTTGGGATCGGTTTTGGGATTAGGTCTGCTGACGACAAGTCTACTGGGGTTATGCCTCATCTTAAAATGTATGATGCTTCTAGTTTGGCTTATCGTCAAGGCCGTACTCGCCGCGGTTCTTATGCTGCTTATTTGGATATTTCACATCCTGACATTCTAATGTTCCTTGAGATGCGTAAGCCAACTGGTGATCAGAACATGCGTTGCTTGAACTTACACCATGGAGTTAACATTCCTGACGCATTCATGGAGATCATTGAAAACTGCATGAAGGATCCAAGTGCGGATGATTCATGGGAACTTAAAGATCCACATTCAGGTGAAGTAAGAGAAGTGGTATCAGCAAAAGAATTATGGCAAAAGCTATTAGAACTACGTATCACTACAGGTGAACCTTATCTACACTTTATAGATGAGTCTAATAGAAAGATGCCTCAATGGTTAAAGGACAAAGGATTAAAGATACATCAATCAAACCTATGCTCCGAAATTATTTTACCTACTAATGAAAAGAGAACAGCGGTATGCTGCCTATCTAGTTTAAACTTGGAGTATTATGATGATTGGAAAGATGATAAACTTTTCCTTAAAGACGTTGCAGAGATGTTGGACAATGTGCTTCAATATTTTATTGACACTGCTCCTTCTGCTATTAAGCGGGCTAAGTATTCTGCTTCTCGCGAACGGAGCATTGGTATTGGTGCTCTTGGCTGGCATGCTTTACTTCAGCGAAAGAATACTGCCTGGGAAAGTGCAATCGCCACAGGGCTTAATAAACAAATCTTTAAACATATTCGAACGAACTTGGATAAAGCCAATCAACAGTTGGGTAAAGAGCGAGGAGAAGCTCCTGACGCCGAAGGTACGGGAAACCGTTTTTCTCATCTTATGGCTATTGCTCCCAATGCTAGCTCTTCTATTCTTATGGGAAATACATCTCCATCTATTGAGCCATTCAGAGCTAATGCCTATAGACAAGATACCTTATCAGGATCCCACCTACACAAGAACCAGTACCTTGACAAGATTATAAAGGAGAAAGCTGGTGATAAATACGATGAGGTTTGGTCTTCAATTATTGCGAATGATGGTTCAGTTCAACATCTGGATATACTTGACGATTGGACCAAAGATGTGTTCAAGACTTCTATGGAGATTGACCAACGATGGGTGGTCCAACATGCAGCGGATAGACAAGAATATATAGATCAAGCACAAAGTCTTAATGTATTCTTTAGACCAGATAGTAATATTAAGTATGTCCATGCTGTGCATTTCCAAGCATGGAAGCAGAAACTTAAAACTATGTACTACTGTCGAAGTGATAAGATCGCTAAGGCAGATAAAGTGTCAAAACGAATCGAGCGTGAAGTGATTGCTGAGATCGATCTTAAAGCGATGACTGAAGGCGAAACATGTTTGGCGTGTGAAGGTTAATTTTTAATTAAAAGGAAAACAAATGAAAAAAATTATAGCAGCATTATTTTTTGCATCAGCAACAACAGCGGCATTTGCAGGTTTAAAAGACTGCAGTCAATTTGAAGTAGCATTACCAACATATACAGCAAAAGCTGGTGACCAAGAACTATGCCATAAGAACTATGCAGTTATCCATAGCTGCGCAGTTAAGGCTCCTGTTGCAGTGTTTGAACACTTAACACCAGCAGCAATTAATGGTCCAGCAAAACGTAAAGATAATTTCCATCCTGACTCATTAGTAACACCTAACTGTTCAGCATCTTTAGCAGACTATGCTACAGTTGGTAGTACACATGATCGTGGTCATATGGCACCAGCTGGTAACAACACACAAAATGATGACATTATGAGTGAGAGTTTTAACTTATCAAATATGGTTCCACAAGTGGCTAATAACAATCGTGGTATCTGGAAACAAGCAGAAACATATGAACGTCAATGGGCAGCAACACCTAATACAGACTTCTATATCATCTCTGGTGGTATATTTGATGCTGGTTACAAAACAACTGGTAAAGGTTTAGGTATCCCTACACGTTTATATAAGATTGTTTATGAAAAGAAAAGCAAGAAAGTTACAGCATGGTTAATGCCAAACGCAGCGTTACCTGTTAAAGACTTACCTAAGTATCAAACAACAGTACCTGCGATCGAACAAGCAACAGGTATTAAGTTTAATCTACCACTAGCTAAATAATGGCAACAGTACTTACAGAACATACTAGAGCAAAGCATAGAGAAGTAGAAGGATCTGACTTCGTCCAGTATATGTTCACTGGTAAGATCACGAAGGAACATTATCTGGTATACCTTCAACAGATGTTACGAGTATACTCAGCGATAGAATTCTTTGCTGATATGCATGGTTTGTTTGAAGGTATGGAAGATCTTAAGAGGACGCCAAGAATACTTAAAGATTTAGAAGAATTAGGTAGTACTTTTAAAGTAGAACCATTCGCTAGCACTCAAGCTTATATGGATCATATTGCAGATGTATCTAATTCTGATGATCCATCTAAATTAATGGCTCACATATATGTAAGACATATGGGAGATCTATATGGTGGTAAAGTCATTCAAAAGATGGTTCCTGGTGAAGGACACTCTTATGCATTTGAAGACCGACCAGCTATGATAGCAGCATTGACTGATAAACTTACGATAGATTTATTACTCGAAGCGATCGCAGGTTTTGATTACTGCATGGCTATCTTTAACGAACTTAAGAAAGAGCTAAACATTTAATGTCATATAAATTAACAGACACCCGCGAATACTTCAAACCTTTCAACTATCCATGGGCATACGATGCTTGGTTGAAACATGAACAAGCACACTGGTTGCATACTGAAGTACCTATGGCTGAGGATGTTAAAGATTGGAAAAAGAAACTAACTAAAGAAGAGAAGTTATTCTTAACTAACATCTTTAGGTTCTTTACTCAAGGCGATATCGATGTGGCAGGCGGGTATGTTAAGAACTACCTACCGTACTTCCCTCAACCAGAAGTACGAATGATGTTGATGGGCTTTGCCGCACGCGAAGCCCTACACATCGCAGCATACTCACATCTTATTGAGACATTAGGTATGCCTGAATCAACTTATAACGAATTCTTGGAATACCAAGAGATGAAGGATAAACATGATTATGTCACCGAACTTAGTTCTAAGAACGGAGATCTTGCTAGTACTGCTACTCACATTGCTGTGTTTTCGGCATTTACCGAGGGGATGCAGCTATTCAGTTCTTTTATTATGTTGCTTAATTTTCCTCGTCATGGCTTGATGAAGGGTATGGGTCAGATCGTTACATGGTCAATCGTAGATGAAACCATGCACGCTGAGAACATGATTAAGTTATTTAAGACATTCATCAAAGAGAACAATGAGATCTGGAACGATGATCTTAAGAGCCGCATATATACTATAGCTGAGAAGATGGTTGAGCTTGAAGATAAGTTTATCGACTTATCATTTAGTGGTACACACATGAGAGAGTTAGAACCAGAAGACGTGAAACAATATATTAGATATATAGCTGATAGACGTTTAATCTCATTAGGATTAAAAGGTATATTTAAAGTTAAAAAGAACCCATTACCATGGGTAGAAGAGATGATCAATGCTCCTGTACATGGTAACTTCTTTGAGAATAGAGTGACTGATTATGCAAAAGGTGCACTCAAAGGATCATGGGAAGATGTATGGGGAGGAGCCCAATAATGGCAGTAAAATATTTTCACTGTGAAAACTGTGAATCAACAGGTAAAGTAACCGTTAAGACTAACGATGTTACTGTGGAAGATATCGTCTACTGCCCAGTATGTGGCGCCGATATCTATGAAGAAGATGATGACGAATGACATGGACCTATAATAATGTGCCCGTTGAGACTATTGACGATAAATATGTTGGGTTTGTATATATCATTACTAACTGCGTTACCAATAAAAAGTATATTGGTAAAAAACTCTCTAAATTTTCTAAGACTGCTACAAGAACGGTTACTCTTAAAAACGGCACCAAAAAGAAAAAGAAGATCCGCAGTAAAATAGAATCAGATTGGAGGACATATTGGTCCTCATCAAAAGAAGTAATCGAAGACGTCAAGACATTAGGAGAGGATAAGTTCAAACGGGAAATCCTAATGTTTTGTCTCAGTAAGGGGACGGCCTCATACTTTGAGGCCAAGTTCCAGATGCAGAATGAAGTGCTTGAGAATCCTGATATGTGGTACAATGGGATAGTTAATTGTCGTGTACATAGAAGCCATATTAAGTACGAATGAAAGAGAAATCAAATTTAGCTAAGGGTGTACATAGTTATGATGTCACCATTGGCGGTACTCTCATACCGTTCTTTAATAGAAACGTGTCAGAGTATCCGACAGAAGCTGGTTCAGTTAGCTTTGAATTAGTTCCTGTTACCCAGCAAAAAGATATAATGATTAACCATGCTAGGATGTATGCTCAGCAAGAGTATGATCGTATCATGGAACTAGTAAGTGTACTACAAAAGCAAGCAGATAGTATTAAGAGAAGGTTAGAAGTAACTGATGCTGTACATGCTGCAGTATATCAGTTTAGTCCTGTTATGGGCCATAGTTATTGGCTAGCATGGGATAAACGTAAAGAGCAGATGATACTAATACATGAAGGACCTAATGATTGGTCTACCGGTGCACCAATAGATTATGTTTATCAAGTACAAGTGAAATATATGGGAGATCATACATGGCTAGAGTTATAAGATTAAGAGTATTATTTTTTAGTTTAGTACTATTAAGTGCAGCATGTTTATATGTATCTATAGCATGCTATAC